CTAAGTACTACAAGGGCATGCTTGTTGAGGTTGTCTGTATGATAGTTATAAAATTCCCAATCCCAATCTTTTAAATTGAGTTTGGTCCAGGAACTTGCATTTTTAGGAATATTAACGTACATAAGATCAGTGTCTGACTTTGACATACACTCGCCAAACACATGACCTTTATTTTTGTAGTAATTTAAAAAATCAATCACTTCTGCTGAGCAGGCAGGATATAGTTGTATACCGCCAACCCACTATCAACAGTAATTTGAGCAGCACCTTCGTCACTAAAGCGAATCATCTTATCACCTGCAAGACTCAGAATACTGATAACAGCACTCACAGGCCAACTCCATGCTTTGTTTAGTGAACCGGCTACATCATGTGCAAACACAAAGTTACCTGCGTGACTTGAATGATCACCAAAGTAAAATACCAAATTGCCATTTTCAACTTTGGCAATAAATGTAGTTTCTTCACTGTTTGCTTGTGCCTGGAAACGTAATCTTTGAATAGCTGCCACGCTTGGTTCGATCTCTACTCCCCACTTGACACCCTTAAACTTGACAGTTTTAAGTTTGTCGTTAACAATTTCTGCACTCATAAAACGGTAATCGTTTTTAAAGTCGCCTGCTTTGTTTTCAAAATGAACACCGTTTGGTGCGCCATCATCTTTTTTGGTAATACTCAACTTGGCATCTTCTTTGTATTCAGGAATGTTAAGAATAGTGTTTAGTTTACCTAGATTAGGCATGCCAAATGTACCAATGAACTCTGCTACTGGATTGTGAAACTGTGCTTGTACAATAGCACTACGTTCTTCACTGACTGCTTCAATTGTGGTTTGACTATCAGTACCAACTACCTTGACAAGGTCAATGATACCAAGGCTGTGAGTGTGTTGCACTATGTCTTGCAAATGATCTTTCATATATATCTCCGATTAATGTTAAAATTGTAACAACTGTATTTAGAAAAGTCAATCACGAACCGCTACTATTTCTACCGGTTCGCCCCGACGATATTTTACTTCTCCAAGTGCTTGAGAAGCTTTGACTGTTTTAAGTGTACCTGGCTTTTTTATTTCAATCCATGCTATTGCCGGATCAAATTCGTGTGTGTTTGTTATTGTAAATCCTAAACCTTCGCACATTGCAACTAATAAACTTTTTGGAACATAGCTCATAAAATACGTTTCTGCATAGCCAGCTCCAGCCGGCATGTCTGCATTGTTATAAGTAAACAGCATAGTACCACCATCACGTAACCAAGATTTTGCTTGTATAAGATATTGTTTGATGCTGTCCAAGCTAAGGTAATTAAAAAAATTGTAACTAAAGATAAATCCAAATTGATTATCTGGTAATCCATTTATACGAAAATCTTCAATTAGATACTTTCTTACCCGGCCACGATAGGATGGTACAAACTGATTAACTGTGTTATCTAAAAATTCATGAAATACATCAGCAACATATAACGGATCGCTGGCTACCAAATGTTTAGTCCATTCTCCATCCCTGCAACCAATTTCCAGTGCCGGATACTTCCAACTACTATGCAATTGTATCCTACTTATAAGTAACTGTTCAATTTGATCTGGTAATAGTATGTTGCGTATAGATCTTATACCCTCTGGATCGATGTATTGTAATTCTAATTGATAGTTTTCTTCAAAGAATTTTCCTGCTATACTATTGATATCTTGATTGATACTGTCTACGGTTTCCTGAACCTTTTGAGTATCAATACGTGCATGTTCAATGATAGCACTATGTTGTTGAGCAATGGTTTCTAAACTTTCAGCATATTCAGGATCGGCGTAATGCTTAAGGCTTCGAAGTCTAGCACTGTTTTTTTCTAATTCGTCCTGTATTACAGAAAGATCTAGTGCTTTCTCTAACTCGTTCCTTAGTTTGACCAATTCGTGCAGTTTCATGATTATTCAAAAGTAAATAAACTATCAAATGTTGTTTTAATGTCAGTGTGACTGGGAATATCCCAGTCTAGTACGCCTAACAAGTTTTCTACCTTTTGATCCACAATAGTAGCTTCCATCAAACTGTCGTCGAATGGTAAGTCTTTGAACCACTGCGGAATATGGCTTTCATCTGTGGGATAGCCGACACTGGTGTACCCTAGTGCATTATCCTTTAGCTTGCATACGATAGTTTTCATACCATCCACAATAGCAAGACTGTAGTTGTCGCCGTGCATTCTGCGTAGGTTATTCCAATTTAGAGCAGCACGTACATGTCCGGGCATGTTAGCACGACCTAAACGTTCTTCTTCCTTGCCATATTTGGTCAAGTTGTTTACACGCTTGGGAGTACCTTTTTCCCACGCAGGTCTATCTTGGAAGGCTATCTTAAATTCACGTACACGATCGTATATTTCTTCTTGTTTAGCACCAGTTAGAACTGCAGTTAATAGTTCACTCAAGAAGTCTTGTACAACCTTGGGAGTATCCGACCGCTTTAGGTCCAATCCCATAGCCTTAACCTTACCTGGTTTTCCGTGACTGTCAAGTCTTGCTCCTTCCAAATCATAGATAAGAACAGCATAACGTTTCTTCTTGATAAACAGGCCTTTACTGGCAACTAGTTCGCGACCACCTTTAATGAGCTCACCGTTAGATCTGGGCACATGGCAAGCTCGTTCCATAAATGATGGGAAGCTTGCGTTAACTTGGTCTGCGATAGAGTCGTAGAGTTGAGTGCAGATGTCTTTGTTCCATTCCATTCTTCCTGCAGCGACTTCGTCCTTGATAGCTGGCCAAGCTGTAAAATAACATGAGTCAGTGTCTCCATAGATGATACTTGGACCCACATGGTCGTAGTCCCCCATGATGCACTCATTGATATATGCATCCATGTGTTTAGCAATGATTCGTCCAGTGAGAGTAGTGCTTTGACCAATCCTTTTGTCGAAAAATCTACATCCAGGATTAAGGATCGCTCCGTAGAGACTGTTAAGGTTAATCTTCTTGACAAGTTGTCGTTTGTCCCAGAAGGCTTTGTCTTCGTCTGTTGTGGATTCCTTCTTCTTTGCCTGGAGTTCTTTTCGTTCCGCGTACCATCGTTCCAGTAATCCAGGTACAACTGCTTTTTGTTCGTAGCTAAAGATCGTGCCGTTTGCACTAAGCATCCAAGGTTTATTTGAGTCAAAGATCAATCTCCATACATCTGCAGCACTAAGTACATCACTACGACCATCACCTTCCCAATCTATAGTGACCTCGGTACCTGCTTCGCCTGCCATTACTGCTTGATATTCAAGACTGCCAAACATGTTCTCCCATGCATCTGCAAAGCTTGAACCTGCTGCCATTTTTTCTTTGATATACCTGTCAGTCATTACAGGTCTTAATTGTCCGACAATACTTTCTTGCGCCATGTTGAGGGCTCTAATAGCCGAGGGATAGAGCGAGTTGATGTCAATTGCTCCGATCCAGTCGTGCATGCCCTTTTTGGGGAAAGCAACATAGGCACCTGCCGCTTGCGTGTCACCTTGATCATCTCTATTTTTCCTATTAGGTACAACCATACCACGTTGATGTGCTTCGTTGATAATCGCTTGTTCTGTAACTGCCACAGCACCCATAGTTGTTTGTAGCAATACAGTATTCTCATGTGCCAGTTCATTGGCTAGATCCAAGAATTTTAGTTTCTTGTCTAGCTTGGCCAACAGTAATGTATCTTGTCTGTTGTATTCAATAAAAGTAGGAAAGTCTTTATTGTATAACTGATCCAGTGTGCCTTCATACTGTGTCTTGCGTTCTTCTAATTCATATTCACCAATAGCATCTAGACTATAACTGTGACGTTCTTCATAAGTGTATTTGCGATACAATTGCATATAGTCCATGTGTACACGACCAATTAAATCAAATGTCAATTGCTCGGCACCAAAGCGTTCGAATGTACGTTGTTTGGGAAGTTGATTCCACAGGCATAGTCTACGTGTATCATCCTTGGACAACACACGAGTAATACGCATAGTGGTATACGGAATATCAAAACCTTCACTGTTCCAGCCGCTCAAGATGTCTGCATCATCGATCAAGTCAAGGAATGTGTTAAGCATATCCTCTTCTCGTTCAAACAAGAAACAGTTATCATACTTGTTGCAGATTTCTTGTGCAGTCGCCCACGAGTATGATTTAGGTGGAACAACTAGTGTAACCATCTTGTCCATCCAATCCATATACACTGATATAGCTGTAATGGCATTAAATGGATCTTCAGGCTTACTGAATCCTCTTACAGGATCGAAGTCCACCTCAATGTCAAAAAACGCAGTTTGTAATTTGGGCGATATAGCACCCAAGTAATTCTCTTCGAGGCATCGAAATACCGGATTAATATCCGACTCCCAAAGTCGTTTACCAGAGTTAATTCGTATCTCTTTCTGGTATTCTTTGTTGGACCTCGACGAAAACCTAGACACGGGAGTACCGTATACAGTACGAAATTTACCACGCGGATCATCGTAGTAGAAAACGTACGACGCCGGGTACTCTCGGTATACTCTTTCACCAGCGACACGTTCCACAACATGGATACGATCGTTTTCCCTTGCGTATAGTGCATCAACATAACTCAATTTATTAACATCCTCGATAAGCCAATAGCATCAATAGTAGTTAGCAAAAGGTAGTTGGCAAGCATGCCAAAACTTTTCCTAGTGTAAGCAGCCCAAGCATACATAGCACAACCGCAAATCCAAATAGGATAGAGTGCCAATAAGGGAGGGGTGGGGACTGTGAGCGCCATCGTGACACTACACCCGATAGATATAGCCCAAGCAAGCAACTCAATGCCAAACCTAAAAGGATTACTCCTAAAATCATCTCGTATCCAATCAAATATTCCGGCTAGTGCATCGTTCAAAGAGTCTTACCTACAGTTTCCAAAATAGTGTTCAGTTCCTCGTGGTCTGCATTTTCATCACCTAGCTTGGCTTTGAACGCAACACGTATTGCCTTTTTAAGAATAGCTGGTTTGATTTCCATTTCTTCTGCAATGGCTTTGACAGTATCCGCAAGTCCTGCATTAAGGTCTTCTACCTCTTGCATGATTGCCATACCTTCGTTGATAATTTGTGTTAGTTTTGCTTTTTGTTCAGCTGAGAACATTCTTGAATTAGACATACAGTCTCCTAGTAAAAATGTTATTATACAGAGTTATTTTGAGAATTGCAATAGAAGTTTGCTCACTTCAACCCTTGGGGCACGACTCCCGTGGGTAGCGCAGCAGCCGCGCCCTCACGGTCCTAAGGTGAAGCCTTTTCGCAAGTGCGTGTTCTTGTTACTGTACCGTCTGGGTTCTTGACTTCTTCCCAAGCGGTACATCGTTGTTGTTGCGTTTCTTTTTCTAAAGTGGCTGGTTTTTCGAACACAGGTTCAATAACAAAATGATTCGCTCCCCACCAACCAAAGGCAGATACGAATCCATACGTTAACATTTCTACAAGCATTGTGCAATTCTTTCTTTGATAATTTCAATGACACGTTCACTTAATACAACTTCATAGTGATTGTAGTCTAAGTCGATCAACTCCATTCCTTGGTCATGATGCCGTTGACTTGATACTGTAACAACACCATCGTTTGGTGCTGGTACCCAAGGACTATTACCTTTCGTTGTAACAACATTGGTCCAAGGATGATGTATATCAATAGCATCTCCTTGTCGCATGGCCCAGGAACTTGGTCCAATGTCTTTTAACAATCTACTGTACGGCATAAAGTATTTGGCCACATCTGCAATTTCAGCACCACCGTATGGTGTGCTCAGTGTAACTGCACCTACCACACGTTCAGTCATTGCGTTGGCCAGATGCAGTGCATATACTCCACCCAGGCTGTGACAAATAAAAAATATGCTAT